TTTAATATAACTAATATATATATATTATAGTATAAAAAAAATATTTTCTAATATTTTTTTTATATTGAATAAAACTAAATATAAATTTATAAATGATTATAAAAATAAACATAATTTAGGAACTATAGAAAATGCGGTTACACATTTTACATATAATATAATAAAAAAATAAAAATATATAATCTAAATATATATATATATATGAATTACAAAAGTTATATTACAAATGAAGGCAATATAGATGCTGACGGACCCGACATAGTATATTATAATTTAGATATCATAAGCGGTGATAATAATGAAAAACAACTTGGCGGCGATTCTAATATTTTGAGATTTTCAGAAACACGTTCAACACCTATTATAAATAATATTAGTAAATATTATTTTAGCATCATTAGGTTTTCGATGAACGGTCCTAACAAGGACTTGCCGCTTTGTTGCTTACCAATCAAAAGAGGACAATCAAATATAAATTTAACAAATTTAAAAATATCTATATCAATGCTTAAGGGTTCTTTAATAACGCCGCTAGTATCAACGAAAGATGTAATCTATGTTTCTGAATCATTAGATGCATTTACTAATAGTAATACATCGCTACCGAATGCACCTACAAATAATGTTGACCGGCGCGGGGTTTATTATTGGATTTATACGTATGACCATTTTACAAAATTAATTAATACAACTATTCAAAGTTGTTTTACTGAATTACAAACCTTATATAATGCGGCAGCCGGTACTACTACTGTTTTAATTAATACAGAACCCGCCAAGTTAGTATATAATGAAAATAGTAAATTATTTGATTTTTATTTTGATTGTCGGGGTTGGTCTGATTTATCTTCTTGTAATAATTCAATTGGCAGCGGAACACCTAATAATGAAATATTTAAAATGAGTTTTAATACTGATTTATATAATCTTTTATCTAATTTTGATTATAAAAATGTTGGTATTATTAGTACAAGTCTTCCCTATCAATTACAAATTTCAAATAAGAATTATAAAAATTATTTTGCACCTTCAACACTAGCAACAAATTTAAACCCTCAACCATCTACGGCGGGTTATATAGTCATGTCTCAAAATTATGAATCTACTTCTTCTTTATGGAGTCCTATAAGTTCTATTGTATTTACTAGTGGAACAATTCCTCTTGTTTCTGAAGGAGTAGCCGCACCAACTATTTTCTCAGATAATACAGATGGTAATACAACGTCTAATGCTTTTCAACCTATCATTACAGATATAGCGCTAGGAATGGATACAGGGGCTTCGGCTTATCGTGAATTTTTAAGCTATGTACCGTCTGGAGAATATCGTTTAAGCTCTTTCACTGCTTCAAATCAACCATTAACACAAATCGACCTTCAGATTTACTGGAAAAATAGATTGGACTTAAATTTGTATCCCATCGCAATGCCAGCATATAGTTCAACAAGTATTAAAATTATGTTTAGAAAAAAGCATTTATAAATTTATATTTAGTTTTATTCAATATAAAAAAAAGATTAGAAAATATTTTTTTTATACTATAATATATATATATGAGTGATATTAAAAAGATTGCTATTTATGATGATAGAATAGTTCAAAATCAGATGAGCTACGGAATTCAAAAGGGTGGGGTCTCTGTTACTGCTGGAGTCTTCCAAGCAATTGCTGCGACTTCTTCACAAATCACGTTTCAGCTCACGAGTCCATCAGAAAATGTGTTCCTTTCGAGAGATGTAGACTTTACTGCGACCGTTGCGCTTACTTTATCCGTTGACGTAGGGGGTACCCTGACCGTTGGTCTTCCCGTTCTTAGATGTGGTCTCGACTGTGCCCTCTGTCAATTTCCGCTGAACAGTCTCGTCAGTACCATGACTGCGACTATTAACGATACAACAGTTTCTACCAACAACAGTGATACACTCTACGAAGTATTACGGCTTACAGATAGCGCGGCAAATCGTGCGGTTCGTACTTGCCCTTACATGGCTGATAATTACGCATCATATAATGATGGTTATTTGACCAATAACACGCCTCTTTCCGCCTATGGCTCTGGCTTTGGTAATGATTATGTCCCCAATGGTGCTTATAACAATATATTTTTCACAAACTCAGCAGGAACAATTTTAACCGGTACCGGTTCTTATACAACGGGTGCGGTTACTGTAAATTATGTTGACGGTGTCCCCGTTATTACTGGTGCTATTACAACTTACCCTATTCATATTATTTTTACTTCTACTGAAAAAATATGTTTATCACCTTTTATTTATGCAGATAGTGAAAACGATACAGGGCTCTTCTCTATTCAAAATATTTCGTTTGTCATGAATCTTCAATCCCCATCGTTAACTGCTAATTCTGCGCGTGTTATTCGCTCTACTACTGGAAATGATAGAGATATTACCGCGATTAGTTTCAATAATACTACATCATCAGCTTCACCAATTACTAACGCGCGTATTAATTGCGTTTTTTTAACGCCATCCCTTAGCCTACCCTTACCGGTTCGGTCTCTCGTGCCGTGGTTTGAATTTCCGAGATATAATTCCCGATTTACTGAAGCAATTGCATCTAAAGGAACCGCACTATTATCATCCCAAACAATTACACTTTCCGCAATTCCCGATTTTTTAATTATTTATTGTAAACCCAGAGTATACGCAGATTCTACTGATGCCGATTATTACTACCCCATTCGGAAAATCTCGATTAACTTCGATAACTATTCCGGGCTGATGAGTAGTCATACGACACCCATGTTGTATTCGGCCAGTTCAAAAAATGGCTTACAGGTAGATTATCAACAATTTACAGGGGAAGCAAAAACTACAGGGCTTATAACAAATGTTGGAGGGTATAATGTAGCCTTGACCGGAAGTCCTATAGTGCTTAAGCCCGGAATCGACTTCGCCTTGTCCCAAGGATTAGCTTGTGGAATTTTAGGAAATTTTACGTTTCAATGCGACGTTACCGTGTACAATCAAACCGGAACCCCTGCAACTGATTATAATTTATGGGTCATCGCTGCTAATTCTGGCTTTTTTGAATCTAAAAATGGTATGTCTCGTATTATTCGCGGTGCTTCTTTAACTGCTGAAGAAGTAATTAATGCTTCTACATCTGATTCTATGTCGAGTTCGCATCTAACCCGTGTTGTTGGTGGTAAAGGTATTGGAAGCATGTTTTCTAATGTAACCTCTAAAATTCCGCAAATGATTTCCATGGGTCAGCAAGCCCTACCAGTTTTTAAAGCTCTGGCGCCTATTGTTAAACCCATGTTACCAGAGTATGCTCAAAAGGGCTTAACTTCAATTGGTATGGGTTCAACTGGTGGCGCTCGTACTGGTGGAAGAAGTTTATCATCTCGCCTAATGTAAATATAAAAATATTATAAATTTATTATCTATATAATTATATATAATGAGTTTAGATTTATTAAGAAGTAAAACTTTAGATGCTAATTTTAATAAAATAGCATCAACAAGTGCCAATATTTCATTTTTAGGGTTAATAAATCCTAGTGCAACCGCTAAAGTAAACGGAAATGAAACACTAGTAGCCGGAACAGTTTCTGTTGCAACTACTGCTTCAGATGTCAAGGCGTTTATTTCATTAATGAGAACTTCGGACCCACTTGCAGCGAATGTTGGAACTCTAGCAATTAGAAATAGAACGAATACGGGTTTTGATATTGTCTCTTCTGATGCTTTAGATGTTGGTACTGTTTCATGGTTATTATTTAATGGAGGATAAATAAAAATAATATATAAAGTATTATATAATGAGTTTACAATTATTAAATGATTTTATATTAGATATAAAATGCAATAGTATACAAACAACAATTCCAATAGCGCCAGTAATTCCGGATTTATCAATAAGTATAAACAAATTAGACGCGGCTTTACAGAATCAAATAAATAACCCAACTTTAACTATTCCAGATAATAGTATTTTAAATGTTAAATTATTTAATAAAACAGTAGATAATACAAAAATAAAAGATAATACAATTATTAATGCATTAATCGCAGATGATGCCGTAACAAATACTAAAATTATTAATGATGCCGTAACAAATACTAAAATTATTAATGATGCCGTAACAACAACTAAAATTATTGATAATAGTATTACAAATAATAAATTACAGGGTAATTCAGTAACAACTACAAAAATATTAGATAATAGTATTACAGCTCCTAAATTACAAGGTAATTGCGTTATAACTTCAAAAATATTAGATAATAATGTTACAAATGCTAAATTATTTAATAAAACAGTAGACAATACAAAAATAAAAGATGGTACTATTATTTCATCACTTTTAGATTCTAATTTGACAGTTAGCAACGATTTAACAGTTAATAATAGATTAACAACTGTTAAATTAACAATAAATAACGGTACAGGAACTTATTTAACACGAGGAACGGCAACACTAGTTTCCGGAACTGTTACGGTTACCACTTCAGCAGCTACTACTACTTCAATAATTTTATTACAATATAATAATGTTGTAACTATAAACCATTTAAGCGCTTTATATGTTATTAAAGCGGTTGGTTCATTTACAATTAATTCTAAAGATGGTAGTGATGACAACAATGTTGATTGGATAATTATAAATCCGGCATAAGAATTATTTTTTATTTTCTATTTTTATTTAATGTCAATAATATTAAATAAAAGTTTTATAAATCAATTAAATGAAATAGGTTTATCACCTTCTAAATATTTAAATGAAGCAAGGAAAGAAGCAAAAAGACTGGCAAAGATTGAAGCAGAGAAAAACCAAAAGCCAGTAAAGGAAATAACTTTCTCTATTGAGTGGTCTAAAGGTGGCAATCCTACATTAACTGCAAGGGCTTTGCACTTAGATAATAGTATTAGTTTAGTAACCGCAAGGGCTGGAGGCGGTGGATATTGCAAAGAAAGTACCGTAATTGCGGAGGCTTTCAATAGCTTATTGAAATATAAACTTTACCAGATAGAAAATATTGAAGCTTTACCTTATGGGATCTATATAAACCGCAACGGATATACTGGATATTCTGGAGGAATTGGCGTTTCTTGTTATTACTCAATTGCTGAGTTAATCGGTGGTAAGTTTGAGAAGTTAGCCAGTGGCAAAACTTTTGACGCTTATAAATTTACAATGAACAACTAAACAATAAAATAAAACTATGAACAGCTACAAACACAGAAATAAAAACATACCTCAAGCACTGGTTGAAAAATGGACAAAACAATTATTGGAACATTATGAGCCAGAGGATTTACTAGAATTTTTAGTAGAACAAACAGAAACAAAAACACAAAAGGGCTATTTATTTGACAAAATGAAGGAATTTTTGCAAATGGAGGCCAATG